TGAAATTATTTATATCTCTCCGCCTTTGGGTTGTTCTCCACCACCAAGGGCACCGCCCTCAACTCCTGGATCCATAGGCATTTCGGGGTTAAGAGCTCCACCAGGTTGTTGTTCAGGGTGGATACCCATCTCAAGAGATTGCATTTCCATTGGGTCCATAATTTTGCCATCTTTAATCTCCTTCTGCATTTGTTTATCGATTTCGATAATCTCTTCATCCTTCTGTTTCAGGATATTTCTCCTCACATAATCCAAGGAGAAGTACTTACCTACATATGGATCAACAGCAGCAACAACTGCCAGTCTTTCATTTAGTAGTTCAGTATCCTTCAGTTCTGCAAAGTGATTATCATAGACAAAATCATATTGAATATGATCTTCTAAGATCTCCCAATCTTCTGGTGTGACAATGTTTTTGAGGATCAACTGAGTTTTCAGCATGTCGTTAAAGACACCTGAGAATCTCTTTCTCATTCTTCCTACAAACTTAGTAAACTTAATTTCGTCTCTAAGAATTTCGGAAGAACGCCCGAGATTGAATCCCTCACCAGAACCAGCAATACGAGATTCGGGAACACCCAAAGATCTGTAAAGTTTTTTCTGGAAGTATTCAATATCAGATAGTTCACCTAGGTTTTGTCCGCCAGGTAGAGTAGTAATTTCAGTTCCGCGACCACCTTCACGACGAGGAAGCCAGAAATCTTCTAGCATACTCATGTGTTTTCTATCGTCACGAATCTCACCAGTACCAGCATCGTAAACTAACTTGTTACGATAGCGACTCATTACCTCTTTAAGGTATTGTTCTGCCTTTACCTTAGGAAGATTACCAACATCAATGTAGAAAATTCTTCTTTCTGGAGCACGGGATAATCTATAGATAACTAGACTATCTTCAATCATGCGAAGTTGATTGAGTGCTTTAATAGACTTGTGCAAGTACGAAAGAATCGTTTGCTTATTTCTATCAACCAAACCAGAGTGGCAGAATGTGATTGAATCTTTTGCAATCTTTACGGGTTTTCCAGACTTACCGAAAGGTTGACCAATGGCACCAATAGTATTTTTCTTCTGAGAATTTCCTGGTTCGTAAACGTAGTACTCTTCAATCTGTGGATTTTCTGTGAGTTCTGGACGTTCACTATTTTGAATTCTGTTGACAGTTCCTTGAAGGGTTTTATCTTCCTTCATTTTCCTGACATACTTGATCTTCATTGGGTCAATATATCTGACCTCTTGTAGACCATCGGAAGGATTATTGATGTCGATTACTTTATGATAAAAGATGCGGCCATCAACATACCAATTACGCAAAATCTCATGACACTTCTTATCGAAGTTCATGAGTTCTTTAACCGCTTTGAATTCTTCTCTAATAAGTTCTTTCAACTTATCAGACCCAGGCAGATTCTCTAGATCAATCTGAACAGGAGAATCATTCTGATCCGAAACAATTGCTTCGTTAATAATATCCTCAATAGCATTATCCACCTCTGGGTGTAATGCCATTTCACGATATCTTTTGATCAGATCGTATTCAGATTTGTAAACACCATCGATGTCTACATACTGCCCATAAAAGCCACTAGATACATAATAATCCGACGAATCCTCGTCGGACCTAGGTACAGGAGAGACGACCCCCTTTGCAGAAGAGTCGTCTTTCTGTATTTTAAAACCAAATAATTTAGCCATTCTATCAATAAAACTGGGCTATTCCCAGTTATTTATGATAGATCAGGATCCTTGGGAATCAGGAGTATCGATTGGCTCCTCATCCGTTGCGAATAGATTCTCGTTCTTATCGTCGTAGGCATCCCACCATTGAACCTGTAAATCTACAGTAAACTCTTCAATAGTATCTGAAGAATCGTAAGAAAGTTCAATAGCACTTACGTTTGTAGGGAATACGCCATGGAAGACATACTTCTTAAGTACAGGAACATTCTCACTTGGTTTAGGAAGACCACTCTTGATATCATTGGAGAAACCATTAGTTGAAGCCAATGTGTTTCTACCCAACTGATAAACAAAAGCATCTTTCTGGTACTGAGATGGGTTGATGAAACCAGTAGCATTGTCATGCTTGTTGATTCCATTCATCCATTGCTCGAAAGCATTTCTCAGGTTGAATGAGATGTCATTGATGACGGTAATTGTCCATACATCGAATGTTCTGTCACCAGCAATCTTAAGATTTCTACCTCTAAAAGGAACGTCGATAACGTTGATGTTGGAGGCAGGTAGAGCTGCCGCTTTAACCATGAATCTTGATCTATCAAGTTCAGCGGTTCCCAAGTCAATGAAACTTGGGAAAGCAAGTTCTACCTCAAACAGATTGGGTCTAGCAGCGCCACCAATGAGTTTTGCTTTGAAATCCTCAATGGTGCGATCCTTAATTTTTGGCGGATTGAATGATTGACTAGCCATTTTGGGTTAACCTCTTCGTTGAGTATTTATTTAAAATCAAGCAGCACCAATGACTTCATCAAAACTGATGCCAGTCCTAGTTGCAACAAATGTGAGACCGATGAAGTTAATAGATCTTGCAGGTTTGACGAAGATATCCGCCTTGAATTGGTTGGAATCAACAACGTTTGGTGTGTTGTTAGACTCGTCACAGATAACTACAAAATCAGTAATACCTCTCTTAGCCTTAACATCACGAAGATATGGTTCAACAATGTTCAAGAAGTTAGTTCTTGTTAGGACATCGTTAAACTCAAAGAGTTGAGCTCTTGCAGCTCTCTCGATTGTGGCCTCAATAGTGAGGAACAAACGACGAACATTGATTCTATCGAAAGCAGAAGCTTCCTTAAGTGCGGTCTTGTCACCATATAGAATCATTCCAGCACCAGCAGAGAAGATAACAGGGTTAATTCTCTTAGGATAGAGTAGATCTCTTTGTGCCTGAGAAGGATTGTATGCAAGTTTAATTGCATTATTGATCACACCTCTTTGTGATCCAGCAGGAGAGAACCATGGATAGGCATTGAGTGATGTCCTTGCCATGAGTCCAGCCACGTCACCATTCAGAGGAATATATCTGAAGGTGTTGTTGAATCTATCGAAGGTGTACTTATAACCAGAGTCAAATACTGCATAAGAAGAGGAGGACAGACTATCATAGAAGTTAATAATGTTAGAAGTCTGAGTGTCAGAATTGGTTAGTCCAACAACTCCTGATCTGTAAGGAGAGATGCAAGCAACACAATCCTTACGAGTATTAGCGATAGAGATTAGTTTATTAGCCTTTGCCTGAGATTCGTAGATGGAAGCACCACCAGAAGGACCTTGAAGCAGATAGTTAACACTGTACTCAGCAGGATTGTCGAATACTGTGTAGGAACTAATGATGTCAGCAAGTGTTGTCTCCATTCTTCCTGCTTCTGCACCGTAGTCGCGAGCAGACTCAAGAGACATGACCTTAGGACCAGCACCGTTGAAGGTGACACCCTGAGCATTCTTACCCCAAGTACCAGTATCATCAACACTATATCCAGAAGGAGTTGCGAACTTAAGTCCAACACCTGTCTGTGCAGCACCGACATAGAAGTAGTCGGAGAAATTGGATACGTAGTTCTTGTAGTTGATGTCTGTTGCAGGAGACATCTTAGCGTCAGCAGCCTTAGAAAGGTTGGTCCACTTCTCAACAAGGTTACCAGCAGTTCCAGTTACAGAACCAGTGTCATCAACAACAGCGATGTGAATTTCATCGTGTCTGGAATTTCTATCCTTAGCATACTGTGAAGTACCTGGTCTAGAAGCGAGGTTCTTCCAATAAATTGTAGAGTTCTCTAATCCTAGAGTCTGATGATTATACCAGTCAGTTGCGGTATTGCCTTTTCTAGCCGTTAGACCAGAACCAATACCCGACATAACAATAAATGTCGTGTTAGCGAAAGCAACAGTGGAAGCAGTGTCCATAACAATGTTATCGACTACGGTTGTGAAACCGATTGCATTTCCAATGTATGTTCCGTTTTCGGATCTAATTTGATCTCCGTACCAAATCTTAGTACTGTCTAGATCAGTTCCCATTGGGATTAGGGTGGAACCAATACCAACACTAGTTACGGTGAAACGAGTTCTTTCAACTCTCTGTTCAGCACCAGCAGTGTCATAGACTCTATAACGGTTAGCGTGGTTTCCAGGTGTACCACCTGTGTGACCACCAGTGTTATCGAAGAGTCCTTCGTCGTAACCTAAGAAAGCGTTTGTACTAGAACCTTCCTCATAGTCAAGTTTAGACCACTTATCATTAGTGATGCTATACTTGTCTGTAAGTTTTACGTCAACATAAGATGGACCGATGTTAGTGATAACACCTTTAATGTATCCAGTCTCAATTCCGACTGTTCCATCTGTTCCTGCAACACTTGTGGAGAAACCAGCAGTAATTGCATAACCGACATTCAGACCGAATGTACCGATTGCAAGTCTCTGGTCTGCCATCGCATCGATGGTGCAGATCTTAAGTCCGTTGGCCCATGTACCAGGATTTCTGGCAGCAAAGTTCCAATCGGCATCTGTTGTATGATTGTTGTAGTAGTCTTCGGAAGAAGTAATGGATAGGTTTGTCAGTGCAATGCCAACAGAAGCTTCTACAGCATTTGCGTTTGACAACTCCTTGTGATTAGTTCTAATTACTCTTAGTACTCCACCATAGGAGAGATAAGACGAGGCGGTCATCCAGTATTCAAACTGGCCGTCCTGCGAACTTGGTTCTCCGAATGTTTGGAGTAAATCTTGTTCAGTTTCGATTAGAATAGGAACGTCAACTGGACCTTTAGCAAAAGGACCAGCGATAGCGCCTACCTGATCATTTACATCATCAATTCTTCCGATTGTAAGATCAACTTCTTTGACCTTTACGCCTGGTGATACTAGGTTTAACGACATGTTAGGACCCCTTTGAAGAATTTCAGCTTT